GCATGAAAGACACTAAAGCCCGAAGGACTTGCAAAAAGTGTAACAGCACATATGGCGCTTCAGCGTTTGCTACCCGCACGGGATTCATTTGCAAATGGTGTAAAGGAGGGGGACAAACTGTCCCTACCCCAAAGCAATTATCCCCGCAGCATAAACTTACCTAAACTCCCTAAACTCCCTACACATGGCCTACAGTAAAAAGCTGGGCAAGCCCAAGCCCCTAAGGGAAACCGTCCTTGAGATGCTTATCAAAGAGCCGTTGTCGATTGACTCAGTAGCGTCTAAGCTATTCACCCCGCGCGAGAAAGTGCGGGTCGCAATGGAAAAGCTGGTCGCTAAAGATTTAGTTATTCACGTTGGTAAGACACCGGGTAACAGGTACATCTACCGAGCGGTTCAAGAGCGCGCCCTTCCCCCCAATACTAAGACCGACCCCGCTGCGGCGTGGATGTTTAATAAGGTGCTGAGATGAAAGACAACATCAACCCCCAGCACTATCGTAACGGAGCCATCGAGTGCATCGACGCCCTTGCCGCAGCAACAGTAAACAAACCGGGGATACAAGCTATCTGTGTTGCGAACGTAATTAAATACTTATGGCGCTACGAATCTAAAAACAGATTAGAGGACGTACGCAAGGCGCAGTGGTACTTAAACAAACTCATAGAGGAATTGGAAAAGCATGACGCCCGAATCCAAAGTCAAAAAGAAAGTCACATCAATCCTTGACAAACTCGGTGCCTATTACTTCTACCCGGTGACGGGTGGGTATGGTAGGTCGGGTGTGCCGGATATCGTGTGCTGCCTAGCCGGTAACTTCATCGGCATCGAATGCAAGGCCGGTGATAACAAGCCGACCGCACTACAAAACAAAAACCTTGAAGAGATTCAAGCCGCAGGCGGTTTCGCGTTCGTAGTTAACGAAGACAACATAGAAAGCCTTGAGCGGGTGCTTGAGGTAATGACGAGAAAATAACTTGACCCTCGCTATGTAGACGTATTATGATTCATGGATGAGCGCAAAAAATACTCCCAATAATTTTTGGTCCAAGGTTCGTATTGGAGAACCCTACGAATGCTGGGAATGGCAAGGCGCTAGGACAAGCTCGGGATATGGGAGTCTGACTTGGCACGGTTTGCACGCACAAGCTCACCGGGTAGCGTACTGCCTATCCAGCGGAGACATCGGATTTTTAACTGGGCTTGACCGAAAAGAGGGAGAGCGTAGAACCTACAAAAGATTCGTACTTCACAGATGCGATAACCGGCCCTGTTGCAATCCGGCGCACCTTTTTCTTGGGTCTTTGCGAACCAACATGCTCGATGCCTATGCTAAAGGTAGGAAGGCCCAGCCTCGGAGTAAACATGTGAACGCCAAATTAACTTCCGAACAGGTAAAAGAGATACGGCAAAAGTACGATTCGGGAGCGGCGTTTCAAATCCATCTTGCTAAAGAATACGGTGTATCTCAACGTGTAATCAGCCTTATCGTGAGGCGAGAAACTTACAAGGATGTGCAGTAGTGGATATCTATACATTAGATATGGAAACTTTTTATGATAAATCGTATTCTTTAACCAAGTTGACGACCGAGCAGTACGTCAACGATGCCCGCTTTGAAGTTATCGGGCTGGCTATCAAGAAGAACGAAGGTAGCACCCAGTGGTATAGCGGCGATGATGTTGCTGGGTTCTTAGCTGGCTTCGATTTCTCAGACTCGCTGATCGTTTGCCATAACACGATGTTCGACGGGTCGATCCTTGGGTGGAGATACGGGGTCAATCCGAAACTGTGGGCGGACACGATGAGCATGGCGCGATTCGTCCATGGGGTGCATGAGTCCGCGTCCCTCGCTGCGCTGTCGAAGCGGTACGAGTTGGGTGTAAAAGGTACCGAAGTAATAAATGCGCTCGGTAAAAGGAGGCAAGATTTCACGCCCGAAGACCTTGACCGCTACGCAAGCTACTGCATCAACGACGTTGATCTGACGTATGAATTGTTCAGGGAACTGGTCCCGCATGTGCCGAAGATGGAGCTTAGGCTCATTGATATGACGCTGCGGATGTTCATTAACCCCGTGTTGGAGATCGACCGGGGTGTCCTTGTTCACCGTTTCAAAGAAGTCGTTGACGAGAAGAAGGCTATGTTGGATAGCCTTAAAGGAAAACTAAACGTAGATTCACCCGAGGAAGTAAGAGAAATCCTAGCTTCAAACAAGAAATTTGCGGAGCTACTGACTCAGTACGACGTTGCTGTGCCCATGAAACCCTCACCTTCCGACCCTGAAAAGATGATCCCAGCTCTGGGGAAGAAAGATGAGGGGTTCATTGCGCTACAAGAAAGCGAGGATGACTTCGTGCAACTCCTGTGCAGTATCAGGCTGAACACCAAGTCAACAATGGAGCAAGGCCGTATCGAGAACTTCATGCAGATCGGGCTTCGCAACAAAGACAAGCTGCCAATCCCACTTAACTATTGTGGCGCGCACACCGGGCGCTGGAGTGGCAAAGAGAAGATCAACCTTCAGAACCTACCTAGCCGCGACCCCAAGAAGAAGGCGTTGAAGAACTCGATCACCGCACCACCGGGGTATGTAGTAATTAACTGTGACTCTTCGCAAATTGAGGCGCGGGTTGTTGCGTGGATGGCTGGGCAGAATGACTTGCTGGAAGCCTTCAGGAACAAGCAAGATGTCTATCGACGAATGGGTAGCGTGATCTACTACAAACCCCAAGCATATATTACGAAGGAAGAACGGTTCCTCGCAAAAACGGTTGTTCTTGGGTGTGGGTTTGGTACAGGTTGGAAAAAACTGCAATCAGAACTGAACGCGAGTGGCGTCAAATTACCCGACGACGAGTGCAAAAGAATTATCCGTGTTTACAGGGAAAGTAATTACGAGATTGTTAATCTTTGGGGGCAAGCTGATTGGGCGTTGAGGGAGATGCTTTTTGGTCGCCCTGTTAAGGTGGGCCTTACTAAAGCCGCTATTTTCGACGGAAGCGGAATCGTCCTGCCCAACGGATACAAGATCCACTACCCTGAGCTTCATGCTAAGGAAGTAGCGGGCAAGCCGAAGTTCTTCTACAAGAGTCGTAAGGGCGTCGAAAGTATTTGGTTTGGTACGTTGGTAGAAAATGCCGTGCAAGGCTTGGCCCGTTGTGTTGTGGGCGAGCAGATGCTGCTAATATCCAAACGCTACCGACCTGTCTTGACTGTCCACGACGCGGCTGTCATCGTTGCCCCCGAAGAAGAAAAAGATGAGGCGGTAGCCTTCATCGAGCAGTGCATGAGCTTCGTGCCCAAGTGGGCCGAAGGGTTACCTGTCGCCTGTGAATCAGGCGTTGACTTTTCCTACGGTGGGACTTGAGATGAGCGAACCTATTGTCATCGACTATGCAGAGAATCTAATTAAAGTTAAGCGTTATGTACGCGCAGTTGAGGAAGCACTCTTAAGAAACGACTTTGACTTCGCGGTTGAAGTGGCTGTTCTACTTACGGTAGAATCGAGATTGCTCAGTCAAAATGTGAAGCTCCTAAATGACAATAACGGCATCCCCTATCAAGTGGAGCTTCAGCGGACTCAAGACGTATGAGAATTGTCCTAAGAAATACTTTCATCTTAAGGTAGCTAAGGACATACAAGACTCCCCCGGTGAATCAGCAATGTATGGCACCGAGGTTCACAAAGCAGCAGAAGATTACGTTCGGGATGGCACCCCACTACCGGGTGCCTTTTCTTTCATGCAACCCCAGCTTGACGCTCTAAGGGCGTTGCCGGGGGAGAAGTTGTGTGAGCATGAGATGGGGCTACGGGAGGACTTGTCCCCCTGTGCCTTTGACGATCCTGATTATTTCTGTAGAGGCATTGCAGACTTAGTCGTCATCGACCGGGAACGTAAACGTGCTGTTGTTGTGGACTACAAGACGGGGTCACCGAGGTACGCGGATACGGGGCAGCTTGATCTTATGGCGTTGATGGTGTTCAAGCATTTTCCTGAAATCGAAACCGTGAAAGCGGGCTTGCTGTTTTCAGTTGCGCGGGACTTCATTAAGGTACAATACAAGCGAGCAAGTATGGATGGGCTTCCCGCTCGGTTCCAAGAAACACTGGCAAGGTTGCGTAACTCTCTGACCTACGGTGTGTTCAATGCCAAGGCATCCGGTCTATGCGGGTGGTGCCCTGTAGAGTCTTGCAAATATTGGCGTCCTAGAAATAAGTTTTAGGTACAAAACATGCCGTATACAAAGTCGCCCCGTCCCTACAAGCATGAGTGGGAAATGCAGAAGCAACGTGATGAGAAGCCCGCAAGGGCGGCTCGGGCACGGGCGCGTAGAGCGATGGATGCTAAGGGCGTAGATCGTAAAGGCAAGGACATCGACCATGTGGTAGCGTTGTCCAAGGGTGGCACCAATGCCCCAAGCAACCTTCGCCTGACGACTCCTTCCAAGAACCGTTCGTTTAGCCGCAACAAAGACGGCTCGATGAAGAAAAACGATTAAACCCGACGCCTAGTTAGGCGGATAGTGTAAGTGTCGGGTAGTAGGTGGCTGTGGAATAAAACACCGTCAGCGCAGCGGGTTACTCTCCTCAGACCGGCAGGCTGCGTAGGTTCAGTAGGGCAATACGGAAACCGTATTCGCCCTATTCGCCTTTTCCTTTTAGGAAAACTAATGGAAGTCATAGAAAATAAACTGCTACTTATTAACACCCACAACCCCGCGAAGGTTACCTCTTCCATACCGAAGAGTAGGGTAGTGAACGAGATAGTCCACCCAAAAGGAACGATGTATCAGGTGGCTGTCAATTGGGGGTTGGATGAAACTCTTGTCCTAAAAAATCTGGGGTTCAAAAAGACCCCTTCCCCTATAGAAAGTCGGTACAAATGGAGCGGGATGTTCACGCCGTTCCAGCACCAAAAGGAAACGGCTTCGTTCCTAACCATGCACAAGCGTTGCTTCGTCCTTAACGAGGCAGGGACAGGTAAGACGGCATCGGCTGCATGGGCAGCGGACTACCTGATGAAGATAGGCAAGGTCAAACGTGTACTGATTGTCTGCCCCCTGTCGATCATGTCCTCAGCATGGCAAGCGGATCTGTTCAAGACCGTAATGAGTCGCAAGGTAGAAGTCGCATACGGTAATGCAAAGGTAAGGAAGGCTGTTGTAGGTGGTGATGCAGAGTTTGTAATCATTAACTACGACGGAATCGAAATCGTCCAAGACGAGATCCTTGCAGCAGGGTTCGACCTAATCATTTGTGATGAGGCTACAAACCTAAAGAACACATCCACAAGAAGATGGAAGCTCTTAAATAAGATAGTGAAGCCTGACACTAGGCTATGGCTGATGACTGGAACCCCTGCCGCACAGTCACCCGTCGATGCTTATGGGCTGGCAAAGCTGGTTTGCCCCGACAAGATTCCGAGAACGAAGGGGGCATGGCAAGACCTAACAATGCAGAAAATTACACAGTTCAAATGGATACCGAAGCCCAAAGCCAAAGAGATAGTTCACGCAGCACTGCAACCCGCAATCCGATTCACGAAGTCCGAATGCTTGGATCTGCCCGAGGTGATGTACATGACGCGGGATGTGAATTTGACCGCGCAACAATCGAGATATTACGAAAAGCTCAGGAACGAAATGTTATTCACCGCAGGCGGTGAAGAGGTAACGGCCATAAATGCTGCGACACAATTACAGAAACTTTTACAGATATCTGGTGGGGCTGTGTACACAGATGAGAGTGACGTTCTTGAGTTTGATGTATCCAATAGGCTACAAGTATTAGAAGAAGTCTTGGAGCAAACGGAGAACAAAGCGTTGGTGTTCGTGCCCTATCGCCACACGATCACAGTAGTTAAGGATTTCTTGGACAAAAAGGGAATCCGGGCGGAGGTGATAAATGGTGATGTTTCTCTTGGAAACCGCACCGAAATTTTCCAAAGATTTCAGACTTCCCCGGACCCGAAAGTTTTAGTTATCCAACCCCAGTCTGCTTCGCATGGAGTGACCCTGACTGCTGCGGACAACATCATCTTTTGGTCGCCCGTCATGTCTGTAGAGACATACTTACAATGTATCGCCCGCATCGACCGTGTTGGTCAGAAGAGCAAGATGACCGTGTGGCATTTGCAGGGCAGCCCCATCGAGCGCAAGATTTACAAGGCGCTACAAGAGAAGAAGAACCTGCACGAACAGTTGGTCGCCCTTTACAAGGAGGTATGATTTACATTTTAGTTACACTTAACCCTTGACTCAAAAGAACAGTCGGAGTACACTAATACTCCGCTGTTAAATCAATACCTTACCGAGGAATCCATGGACGCGATACCCGCCGACAAGCTGGTCAAAGCCTACATCAAGCTGCGCGATGCCCGCGCGGTTCTTAAATCAGAGTACGAAGCGCAGGATGCTGCGCTGATGGAGAAGGTGGCTACGATTGAATCGAAGCTGCTGGATTTTTGCAGGGAGTCCGGTGCTGATGGGGTGAAGACTCCCTTTGGGACTGCATCCCGTGTGGTCAAGGAGCGTTACTTCACGAACGATTGGTCATCGTTCCGCGCCTTTGTCAAAGAACATGATGCGTTCGACCTGTTCGAAAAACGCATCCACCAAGGAGCAATCAAGGAATTTTTGGAGTCTAATCCTGATCTCAGGCCGGAAGGTCTGAATGTTCACCGCGAGTATGCGGTTGTAGTCCGTAAAGCCAAATAAAACCGACGAGTCTAATAATGAGCGAACTTACTCTTTTCCAAGGCGGTCTTCCCTCTTACCTCAAAAACGTCGAGCTTGACGAAGATACCAAGTCAATGCTGGGCGGTAACCGGGGTGGTCACCGTATCTCTACTGCCAACGGCGCGTTCAGCATGATCGTGGACGGCAAGGTTATTGCCACCCGCGAGGAGCGTTTCATTAACGTCGTGATCGTGCGTATGGCACAGAGCGATTCGCGTACCTTCTACGAAGGCGCTTACAAAGAAGGCGAATCGAAGCCTCCTCAGTGCTGGTCTTCTGACAATGTCAGACCGGATGCTGGCGTATCCAACCCGCAGTCCAAGACTTGCGCCGACTGCCCCAACAACATCAAGGGGTCGTCTGCATCGGGCGAGGGTAAGGCTTGCCGCACTTCCCGTAAGTTGGCGGTCGTGCTGGAGAACGATCTTGACGGGGCGATCTACCAGTTCAATCTGCCTGCTACGTCTGTGTATGGGCAAGGCGAGCCGAACAAATGGCCGCTGAAACCCTACGTCCAGTACCTTGGCAACAACGGAGTGCCGGTCGGTGCAGCCGTGACCGAGATGAAGTTTGACCTGATTAACAAGGGTCGCATCAACTTCCGCCCGGTGAAGGCACTGAAGGAAGGCGAATACAACATCGTCCGCTCCCGCGCTGAAGACCCCGCCGCTCTGAGCGCCCTGCGCTTGACCGTAGCACAGACTGATAAGGTCGCTATCGCCGCCCCCAAGGCTAAGGCTAAACCCGCCCCGGTCGAGGAAGTCGAGGACGCTGAAGAGGTCGCTCCGGTGGTCAAGAAAGCGCGGGAAGTCGAGAAGCCCGCTGCCGAGTCGCCCGATAAGGATGCTAAAATTCGTGCCCTCATTGAAGAGCTTGGTGATGACGAGGACGAAGAATGAGCGAGAAGATCGGCAAGGGGCGCAATAAGCCCGCCCACA